TTCGATGAGCGCGAGGACGGGTGCCGTATTCTCGAGCGTATCGAGCGGAAAACTCCCCTTAAAGAGCGTATTCCCCACAGCGCCGACGCCGTGACTCTGGAGAAACGCCCCTAACTCGTCCAGCAGTGCCATGCTACTCGTCCTTCACGCTGCGGTAGACATGCGTTTCCGTCACGGCCAGGTCGGGTTGAATGAGCCCGTCGCGCACGTAAAAGGTCAGCGTCACGTCGCCGTGCATGCCCTTGCGGAGCAGTTTGCGCCACTGTTCCTCCAGCAGTTGGAGAATGGTACGCCGCTGCTGGACATTAAAGGGCCGCTCATAGAGGACGGCCTGGCGAGCGTCGGCTAGCTCGGGCAGCGGATTGCCGTAGCCATCGTGGCGCATAAACTGGGGCATCGCTAGCCTCGCAGGGCTGGACCAATAATGGCGCTGAACCTGGCCGCCATCCCGCCCGTTGCGGCAAAAAACGGCGCTGAGAGATAATGTGCCTGACCGCCGTTGGGATGGTTAAGCGTGGTGTCTTCATGAATCCGGATGGCATACGGGGCTAACCCGTGGCCGCCCGATCGAATGACCATCTCCAGCACGGCCCCCTGCTCAACGGGGCCTTCCGTCATGCCCGTACTGACCAGCAAGCCCGTATCAATAGGCGTCAGGAAGCGGCTTTCCTCCAGAATGCGGTCCGCCTCGGTCATGAGGGCCTGCGCCGCCCCATCACGGGCCTGGGGCAGGAGCCGCTGCCAGGATTGGCGGAGGGCCTCGATGCCTTCAAGCTCAATGGTGATCATATCGTGAGCTCCCAATGATCGGGCGTGCCTTGCGGCGTCTTCCACAAATCGAGCCGCTCGATCGCCGGGCTCGACCCATCTTCGAGCGTCAGCTTATCGCGGATGCCCAGCGTCACCGTGCCATCAAAGAACAGGAGCGCTCGGCTCACGCGTTCTTGCCCCTGCGCGTTGGTAAAAACCTGCGTGCGGTACTCCACCCGGCAGGGCGCGGCGACAGGCGTACCATACGTCGGCGTGCCATAGCCGTCCTGGCCCGTATAGGGGGCAATCTGTACCGTATCCGTTAAGAAGGCCACAAGCGCCGCGTGCATACTCACCTCAGCTGCGTAGCATCGGAGAGCAGAAATAAAATAAACGTATTTCTGCTCTCCTTCGCCTACGTCCGCAGAATCGGTATGTTGATCATCCCCGCCATTACGCCATAGCCTTTCAGTAACGCCCGCACCTCGCTCGGTACGCTGGTGACGGGAGACGTTGCCGCTACGGCGTTAGTCGTATCCTGGTACGTGATGGTCGTCGCGCCGATCTTCGTCGACTTGATCCCCGCCTGCTGACTGCCGCCGTTCGGCTGGCTCAGCGTCGTATCGCCCAGGAGCGCCAGCGCATAGACCGCCGTCGCTTGTTCCACCGCAACAGGAATGAGGAGCGGATCGAGCGGACGCCCGTAGCGGTCCACTTGCCCCGTTTGCGGCCAGGCCAAGGCCTGCGTCGGCGTCGTCGGCGTGCCGTACCAGTGCACGAGGCTATCGAGCAGGCTGGTGGCCCACATCAGCGCCGGGGCCGCGTCGCCACTGACCAGCGCATCATCCCAGGCGTCGTGATACGGACGCTGCTGGAGGTACAGACTCGCGGCTGCGAGCGTGGTATAGCTGTTACTGGCACTCCCTCCCGGCGTCGCATCGAGCGCCATTGCCGGGCCTATTCACTGCGCCGCGAGGCGGGCGGATTCGCCGGGGCATGCGCCGCGCTACTCGCCGCTGGCTGACTGCGGGCGCCACTCCGCGCACTAGGCGAGGTAGCCGGTGTTGGCGCCATCACGACGACCTGCGCGCCTTCCGGCACCCCCGCCATGAGCTCCGCCTGCTCATTCGCCTTGGCCCGGGCTTCCTCGCGCTCCTCCTCGGTCTGGAGCTCGGGATGCGTGGCGCCCTGGCCCGTACGAAAGCGGCTCATCGCCGACGCCCGCGCCTCGGGCTCGACCTCCTTGCCGCCTGGCGGGGCAGGGGTGTAATCGCCCAGGCGGATGGCTTCATTAGCATCGACGGTGTGCATGTAGCAGGGGGCACCACCGTCTTTCTCGTACACGAGGACTGGATTTTGAGGCATTTTGTACTAATCCTCCATGAATAGATAGCGCAAAATCAATAGTTTGTGCTATAATTCTCTATTGCCAGGTGCGCCTGATCAGCGCCTCGTCTTGTATGCCTTGTTCATGCAAGAGCCTGGTACCATACCTTTTGACCGAACAAGGAGGTCATTCGATGGGTAAGCCACGCTCGCCACGCTATACGCTGATTTGCGCCTATCTTCCGTGTCGCCAACCCTTTACCGTCATTCAATCCCAACGAGATCGCGCCAAATATTGCTCGAAACTGTGTCATAACCGGGCGAATGCCGAAGCGAAACATCTCCACGCCCACGCGATACGTCCGGTGCGGGTATGTGCCTATGAACCGTGTGGCAAAACATTTACCGTCAAACCTTCTGACCTGATACCGGAAGGCGGGGGGACGTATTGCTCCAGAGCCTGTACGAGTAGAGCCGGTATTCCCCTCAGAACACGACCACTTGCCGAGCGATTCTGGGAAAAAGTGTTGATCGCTGGCCCGGATGAGTGCTGGCTGTGGCAAGCAGGCACCTTTGGCAATGGCTACGGTAAAATCTGGGTCCCAGAACGTGACATGACCGTAGGGGCACATGTCGTCCGTTGGTTCTTGGAACATGGCGTCTGGCCCCAGTCCGGTATCAATATTTGCCATAGCTGTGATACACCCCCCTGCGTCAATCTCCGCCACCTCTGGAATGGCACGCAACAAAAGAATCTCTTGGATGCCAATACCAAAGGTCGTATGCACCCATGGGGACATACGAACATACAGTCATGGGGCGATAATAGAACATAATAAATTAGACAAAAGTGTACACGTCACCCACGTCTACTGCCAGGCCCGCATTGTTGCTGGCCTTCGTGATGTACGACCCCACGACCGCGCCGGGCGTGGTGCCACCGATCACATAGTTGACACGGACAAACTTACTATCATTATCAAACCATTGGGCCTGCGCACCGTTAATCGCGACATGGAGCTTCCCAGCCGCAACGGCGGGCGGCCACGTGATACTCGCTATAGTTGTATACGTCCCACCAACGAGGTCACTCACCTGGAGGTTGAAGGTATAGGTCCCTGTAGCGACCACCGCCGACAAATAGATCACCCAGTCACAAGTCGGAAAGTCCCTTGGATAGAGCAACACGCCGGTGCCGCTCCCGTTGGCGGCCAGAGCGGCGCCAGGCGTCAGGAGAGAAAGCGCAGCATCATACACGGCTGTGGTCACTATATTTCTCCTTTAGTTTCAAAGGCATATGCTGTATACTCTGGAGGTTAGGTGGAGTGGCCAGCTCCCGATCAAAAGCCTTGTGTGCCTATCCACGCGAGGGCCTAACACCTCCCTCACGGGGCCACGAGGAGCGCTATCAGCTCTCGCATACGGCATCAGCAGAAGCCTCTTAGTAACTAAACAAACTATACTACTACGGCTGCATCTTTTATGCCTCGTAGTCTCGCAACTGCTCTTCCATGAAATAGTGCAATAGAGGCAAACCACTCTACCCTCGTCCTAAAGACCGGCTTTGCTTCTAATTCTCCGAGGTCTCTGACATCTAAAGGGCCGTTTTGGATGCCAATCAAGGCCCCATCGCCCATACTCGCGACGTAAATACTCGTACTCGCGGCGGCGCCCCCGCCAGGATTGGCTTCCGTGAAGGGCAGGATATCGTTGCCAATATTATCCTCGCGGGCGATGAGAATGGGGATGCCGTTGTACGCCATCACACGCTGCCCGAACTGATTGGGCTCCCACGTGATGAAGCCGCCCACCGCCGTATTCCTCGCCGCCTGGGCTAACCGAAGCGCCATAGCATTGTTCATAATCAAATGCGTAGGGTCATCGACCTTGCTAATGAGCGTGTCGAGTTTGAACAGCGATAGCGCATCACCGCCCGACGTGGCTCCGGCATCGAGGAGTTGACTAGACCCAGGTGGTATACGTCTTTGTAAACCATCAAATTCTCGAGGGTCTGCACTACTGTCCCCCTTGATAAAGGCCAGCGTCCAGCGATGCGCGAGGGCCTTGACCTTCAGCCCCTCTTGCACACTCCGTTGGTTGGCGCCCATCGTCGTCGTGATAAACCTATCGACATCGAGATCGCCGCCCGCAATAACAAGACTCTCAGTAATAGGATTTAATACTCCGACCGATTCGGTATAGCCCTCGTTGACCCCTCTGAAGCCCACGCCAGGTAAAATGTCTTCGCGGTTATATTTCAAGGCATTGCCAGCGATGCCTTCAAACGGGAGCACGCGCAGGATGTCGCTATTACGAGCATACATCTCGATAATCGCGTTGCGTGCGACGTCACCGGAATTGAGCTTGGACGCTTCGACGATTGTCAGGGCCATAGGGATGTTTCCTCCGTACGGATGTCCCTACCCCTGCCGTAGCGCCCTGCCAGGAGGCTGGTCAAGGGAGGGTCTAGCGTTGTTGGGTCGCCTGCCACTCACGGAAGCGCGTCAGGCGTTCTGCCGGATTCGTGATACTGTTCCAATCAATGCCGCCCGCGCCATTAGCGCCATGACTCGCCGGGGCACCGCCCCCGGACGACGGCGGCCAGAGGTGCGAGGCCTGGCCGCTCGCTTTGAGCGTGCTGATCCACTCGCTCGGGTTGAGCGGATTGACCCCATCTTTGCTATAGACCGTGTCCTCACCCTTGCGGGCAATGACGTTGCCCTGCTCGTCCAGGTCGGTGAACACGGCCAAGCCGCGATGGACCGCATCATCAACCGCTTTCTCGTGGACACCGCTGTGCGTGACGGCATCTAAGAGGGCTGTTCTGATGCGGTCTTGGCGCCAGCGGCGATCCAGGTCGGCACTGGTGGCCTTCAAGTGCTCATTCTCTCGGCGTAGACTGGCTAGGTGGCGCTCGTGATCGTTTTTCATCGACTCGGTCCGCCGGGCGATCAAGACCTCGATGCCCTGCTTGTCGTACACGTCCGCATCGTCGAGGCCTTTGACGCGTTCCTGGAGCTTGCGATATTCCTCGGGATCAAAGCCCTCGTACTTGGTCTTAAAATCCACGAGCTGCTTTTCCGTGTCCCGGCGCAGCCTTCGTTCATCATTGAGGGCATTTTTCAGCCCGCTCACATCTTCCGCAGGCGGATCGAGTTGCAGCACCCAGCGCCCGTCTTTCTCGCCGTAGTGCTCCATGAGTCCACCCGGAATATCCGTCTGCACGTCATACGCTTGCTTGAGCGCCATACGCACCCTCTCGGTGTGTGTGGGGAGGCCGGCATCCCGCCAGCATGAATCAGCTTCTCTGCATCCCACAGAGGAGCACCAATAGCCCAAAACGACAAAACCGCCACCCTAGGATGGTTGGTCCTAGAATGGCGGTTGAGGTTCAGCGCCGCTGGGCTTCTCGCCCTCGGGCGAGAGCAAATTATGCGCTAAGAGTGTGGATAAGCTGTGGAAAAGTCAAGAACTATTTCGCGCGGGGGGCTGATCGAGCCAGATTCCGTCATGCTGCATCTCGTCCCGCGTCGGAAGCATCTGCAGCAGGACCTCGATCAGATACTCTTCGTGGCATAGGCACGCGGGCGCGAGCTCGCTATACGGCGACCGGGCTGCCAGCTCACACTGGGTCCGCGTCCACCGACTCCAGTCGACGCCCCGGGAGTGGGGGTCTTCCAGATACGCTTTGGCCTGGATGGCGAGGGTCTGGCGCCATCCGCGTAACGAGGCGATAAGTGCGGCCCGTTCCTGTGAGGTCATGGTTGCTCCTCGCGTTGTTCAAGGATGCGCACCCGCTGCTCTAGGTGGTCGAGTTGCTGCTGGAGCGGAGGACGGCGAGGCGGTGGGACGTGGCCGAGCATCAGCCCCACACTCACGATGATGAGGAGAAGGGCACCGCACCAGAAGCTCAGTTTGAGCCACCGCAGCATGTCCTCGTACGTCATGGGTGTTGCTCCAGGGCGCGCACGCGCTGCTCCAGGCTGTTGAGCTGGTGCTGGAGCGGGAAATATTCGGGCACCATGGCGGCCCGTTGCAGATCGCGGTAGGCGAGTCCCAGGATGACCCCGCACATGAAGATCGTGAAGAGCAAGAGGCCGACCCATAGCCCATCCTGCATGGGCGGGATCGCGTTCAGCACGCGGCGGGGCCAGGGGGCGGGGGACATCAAGCTTCCTCCTTATCCACTGTGCTGACTCCGCTCAATAAGGTAGCACGTGAGGAGCTGACGAAAGCCTGTGAGGTCTTCGCGGAGGGCATGCCCCAAGGGGGAGTACGCGAGTCCTGCATGTTCAAACCAGAATTGCCCCTCCGGGTGAAAGCGACGATATTGCTGCGGCGTAAGAGGCCCCTTCTGAGAATTACACCGCAAGCAACACGGAACGAGGGGGGTACTTACGTAATACTGCGGAAATGCATGGTCATAACAGAGCTTTCCTCGACCACGCTGATGCTTGGCTCCACAATACCAGCAATACTGGTGCAAAGCCTCGTAGGCATATACAGCACCCTTCGTCGCCCACCATCGCATCAAGATCGTTACTACCCCACGCTCAAGATTTCGACTCGTACACTGCTCCATCACCACGAGGAGCCCGTAGCGATCATCGCTTCCCCAGTCTGCCGATATCAGCTGCTCCATACGGGCCTTTCTTAGGATATATGCCCAGGCAGTAATTCCATATTTTTAGACACTATAGAGAACAGAAAATGCTCTTTCAAGGAAAATATTTTAAATAGTGTAATTCTATCTCTTGACATATTCATTGGTACGTGTATTATTGTCATTAATTAGTTCACTAGTGTATTTCCAAATAACGTGTGGCATGTACTGGCTCTGTGCTAATGCCGCACAAGGAGTAGCCGTATGGCAACGACAGCCGAAAGGTTCCAAGCCACCCCCTGTGAAACCATTACCGAGGCTTATATGCGTGCGGCAGAAGCTGCTGGCTCTGTCAATGGGAACCCTATTCCGGGGATTCTCTACCGTCAAGGAAGACGACGCTTTATTAGTACGAGCGTGTCGAATGATTTTCTGGTGTCCCTCATTCCCCCCAAGGCTGCCCTACCGAAAGGAAAAAAGGCCCAACCCTTTGACGTTGAGAATGAGCGTAATCGCCCTCTTGATGATGGGCATCGAGACGCAATCCGGGACTATTTGATTAATGTCGAGGAATATCTTCTGCCGCCCATCCTGCTCAATGCGACGCAGGCATTACAAGTCTTTCCGGTCAAGAGCCCCGGACGAGTACAGCCGTGCGTGTTTGTAATGCCGCGCGGGCAACACCTCTATGTGACCGACGGGCAGCATCGCGTGGAAGGCTTGCGGGCAGCACTGAAAGATCGCAAAGACCTCGAACAGGATGCGGTCTCCATCACCATTGTCGAGGAAGAGGATATTGGGCGCTGCCAGCAAGATTTTTATGATGCCGCGCAAGTCAAGAAACTGAGCCCTTCCCTCCTTGTAGAATTTGATCAGCGCGCACCCTTCAATGCGGTCACACGGATGTTGGTAAAAACCGTACGTGTTTTTCAAGGACGTGTGCAACGGGTGGGAACCCAGGTCGCCAAGAAGTCCCCTATGCTGTTTACCAACAGTATGATTAAACGTGCAGTCTGTTCTATTACCACCGGAAATCAAGATGGTACCGAAGCAGCCGCGCAGATCATTGGTGCCAATCTGCCCCTATGGCAAGAACGCATCCAGGCATTTTTTGAAGCGTTTACCAATGCGAATGAGGCCTGGAGTCTTGTCGCCGAGCGGACCCTGGAGACAGGGCAACCCCTTGACATTCCAAGGCATCGTGAAGACTACCTCCATTTTACCGGAGCAGGATTGCTGATTATGAGTGCCGTTGGCTATGAAATCTTCAACAAATATCCGACGCCCTCTGCGAACCTATCTCCTGAACAAGAGACGGCCATTCATCGACTAGGGCGTGACATTGATTGGCGTCGCATGAATCCCATGTGGCATCGCTCAGTTATCGGCAGTGAGGGCACGATCCAACCCCATCGGAGTGTACTCCAAATTGCGGTGTATGATGTCAAGCGCGAGATTGGTCTTCCGTTGGATGAACAAGACGAGAAAGACTTAGCGAAACTCGAGGACAATAAGCGCAAAAAAGCCGAAAAGCAGGCGGCGAAGCTCCAAGCCGCCGCACTCGACGGCGTGCCCGCCTAACGCAAGGATCGCCCTGGTACCCTCTATGAGTACCAGGGCATCTCAACACACATGGCCCTAACGAGAAAAGAGGAAGCACTATGCTGATCGAGCGTGAGCCACGCCTGGAGTGGATTGGATTAGATACCCTGACTGCTGGAATACAGCCCAGGGGCATTCAAGAACGGGGAGTTACTCGCCTAGTCGAGAGCATGCAGGAAAGCGGATTTATGCCTCAGTTTCCTCTTGTCGTCAGCGCGGTTGATGACGGCTACAGATTGCTTGCTGGCCATCATCGACTCGAAGCAGCTCGCCGCATGTCGTACAAGAGCATTCCTGCTATGGTCTATAACGACTTATCTTCCGATGAGGAATGGCATGTGGCGGTAGCAAGCAATCGCGCCCATGATGCGGCGACACCTCCAACATGGGCTGAGGATGCCGAATTGGTTTGGAAACTTATCGAGACAGGGAAAAAACCAACAGCTGTCGCTGACATTATGGGCTGGAAGACTGTAGTACAGGTCTCTCAGTATTATGCCCTGCGCAAAATTCTCCCTGAAGGGTGGAAACTCATTTTAACAAGCCTTCAGCTCGATACGGCAATGGAAAATATAGAGCGTGTTAATGAAGATTTAACACGTGTTAAATCTCAGCCAAGCCCATTTAGCGAAGGAATACTACGACTTATTACAGGACTAACACCAGAGCAACAACTAGAGTTAATCAAGCTGTTGTTGAAGGAACCAACGGCTAAGTCTGAATTTAAAACAAAGGCAGAGCGCTATAAAGCTCGCAATCAATTAAAAGAGGAAGCCACACAGATACTCCGCGCAATGCCACAAGAATTGTTGGCAAAGGCCCTAGAGGAAGTTGACAAGGGCTACTTAGATAAGGAATGGCTCGAAGAACAAATTCCTGGGCAGAAGTTTCAACGCCTTATGCAACAGATGCTAGATGAACATGCCCAGAAACAGAACTATCGTCTGTACTGTGGCAACTGTGTCGATGTCGCACTCATGATGGAGCCCGCAAGTGTTGATGTCATTCTCACGGACCCGCCCTACGGAGAGGAAGCCTCAGAGGCCTTTGCACGCCTCGCCACGGTCACGGCCCATCTCCTGAAACCCGGAGGGAGTCTTGTCGTCATGTGTGGCCAATACCATTTCATGGATCTTGTTCCCACGCTCGCCAAGGCCCTGAAACCCCATGGGATCAAATACTATTGGATGCTTGCCTATTTAACCCCTGGAGCCCATGCGACCCGTGTATGGACACGAGAAGTGAATACGTTCTGGAAGCCGGTCCTCTGGTTTGTGAAAAAACCGTATGAAGGCGGAAAGTGGTTGGGCGATGTCGCCAAAAGTCCCATGCATGGCGATGACAAACGCTTTCACCCATGGGGACAATCCGAGGGTGGTATAGCCGAGTTGCTTGAACGCGTCAGTCAAGTCGGTGATCTCGTATGTGATCCGTTCATGGGGCCAGGGACAACCGGCGTTGCCGCGATCCGCCAAGGCCGAAAGTTTATCGGCATCGAAGTAGAACAGGATAGTTTTACCAAAGCGGAATTGCGGTTAGCGGAAGCCGCGACGCAACCAGCACAGCTGACAAGTAAGAGTGCCAAATAACCACGGCTATGCCGGGCATACAGGGCGGCATAGCCGAACCTAACCCTTTAAGGAAGGAGACCCTGATGGACCGTGACCCCTACGCCGATATGTTTCGCTTTCAGCTGGGCCAATGCGTGCGCTGGACGGAGTATCCCCATGAGGGGCACTGGATTGGGCAGCGCCGCTGGACGCAACGCGAGATCCTGGAGCCCCTCGTGGAATATCGGCTCCGGCTGACCGCCAAGAAAGGCGGGTGGCTAAGCTGGGTCCATGAACGGGAGCTGATGGCCTGGGATGAGCACTAACGACGCGCGGCACCGTCTGTAGACGTGCAGAAGCGGTGACCGGGCCCTAGGGCGCCCCATGCCAGAAATACATGAAAATTATTTCTGGCATGGGGCGCCGCGCACGGATCGTTGGCAGGGATTGAGGGGGGGGCCTACCGCACGACGCTCGCCCCATCGAGGAGCGCCTCCCCCACACGGGCCACGTCCGCGCGCCGCGCCGCGCTAAACGTCACCCGCAAATCACACTGGCTCAGGTGTCCGTGGGCAAAGTGCCAGGCAAGGGAGCCATTCTTCTGGAGCTCCAGGGCACACGCCAACATGCGCAGGTGCTCCTCGGTGACGCCATGCGTCTCGAGCCGTTCCCAGACGTGCGCATCAAGCATCGGGCGTCTCCTGGCGCGGGTTGAGACATTCCCACCCCGCAAAATGCTGGGGCTGCATGTCCTCATGGCTATAGGTCGCCAGCCAACACGTCTCCACGATCCACATCACCCCGCAGTCGCCAGGCATCCGCGGCAGATGCCTCCGCACGAAGGCTTCCATCGCCGCACTAATAGGGCGCACCAGTCGGCCGTCAACTATCAGCGGTGCTGTCATGGCGCGGTGCCTCCCTCCGGCGCCGCCTCGGGCAGCGTAAAGGTATAGCTCAGCCGATAGGCGCCGGGCGTCTCCGGGTCCATGCGCCAGCGGCGCTGCTCGGCCTGGCTCGGCAGCACGCCGGCCCGCTGGAGCAGGACTTCGACCTCGGGCATCGTGCGGCCCAGCAGCACCAGTGCCGGAATGCCGAGCTCCACGGTCAGCGTCAGGGTGCCTGGCATGGGTCCTCCTCGGCCTCGCGCAGCAGGGCCTCTGCGACCTGGGGTAACGTCTCCAGCGTTACGTGACGCAGGTCGAGGTCAGGGCTATAGTCCAGCTCATCGTCAGGGTGTTGCTGCCAATGGGCATAGCGATTCTGGCGCGGCGTCATACGCCCAACTCCTCTAAGGTGAGCGGCTTCCCCGTCGCTGCCTCAATTAATTGTTTCGGCGTAAGGGTTCCGGCGCGAAACATGCGCGCCCGCGTCGGCCCCAGTACCGTATCCTGAAAGGCCGTATCACGGCGAGAGAGCCACTGACTCACCGTCTGCTGCGGCACGCGCCCGCCTCCCGGCACCACCGGGTTCATCATACTGCGTCATCCCGGATGGTACGGCGGTCCGCCCAAGTAAGGGACGGCATGGTCGACGGGCTCATGCTCTGGCACCGTATAGCGTAATCCATGCCGACCTAAACAAAGCAAGCTGGTACGACTATCCAGAACCGAACTATGTTCAATCAGTACCGCCTCCGCATTGACATCGGCCACCTTGACCCGTGCCTCGCTGACCGCGTTCGTTGTCTGCGTGCGCAGGAG